ACTATAGGAGGCTACGCTACTATAGGTGGAGATCTTACAGTCTCCGGAAACACGTTTTATTCTAATAATACATCTATTAACATCGATTCCAATGTGGTAGTTGAGTTTACTGGACCCCATGACCGGGGAACTGTACCTTTGAAGAAGTATCCCGAGGTCGCGTTTGATGATGCAGAACATGTAGCTGTACGAGGGAATGATTTTGAAACTACAGAATTCACATCGAATGTTCTAGGCACTCCCGAGTTTTTCTTTCAGGGTGGACATAAGATAACCAGTAGTGGTTCTTTTAATTCAGCTTATTATCCGTATAGGTTATTTGATAATCAATATCATAGGGACCAAGGACAGTTTGGTTGGTATTCACGAAACATCACAGGTAATTATAATCCATACTACAACGGAAGTCCCGCGACAAATTTAGGAACCGAATCCGGTGGTTCTGCTACTGTCAATGGTGAATACGTTACCATTGAAATGCCCAAAAAAATTTGCGTAAAAGAATACAAACTTTATGGACCTAATAAGGAATCGGAGTTTCCCCAAGATTGGACTATATATGGTTCTAATGATGGTACGGAATGGGTATCTATAGATACACAGACTAATCAGGTAGTAGGTTTCCGTGATAACAATGGTGTACAGGCCATAAGTGGTGGTGTAACAGTGGATGATGCCACCGAAAGATCTGGTTTAGGTTTTGTAAAAACGTACTCATTTACAAACACTAATTATTATAACAATTATGCGATTGTCGTGACTAAATCGGGTGGGAGTAGTAAAAATTATTTTGGTTTTTCCGGATTAGAGTTTTATGGATATGAGGAAGACCCACCCGCCGGTGACACTTCGGTCGATACGACCTTCACCTCCATCATGAACACACCCCAAACGATTGGGGCTAACGTGTACGTGGATGCCAAATTGTCCTCGGACTTTACAAATCAAGTGACGGGTCCTACACCCAATGGAACAAACGTCTCTCATGACAATACCAACAAGTATTGGGAAATGAATGGTGAACTTACATCCAATATCATCATCGAAGCCAATACATTCCTTTCGGGTGATGCTCCTCACACTGTATCTATGTGGTTCAACTCTTCGGACCTCGAGGCGAATGTTTCCAACTCTTGCATATTTTCTATACTAAATGGTCAAGAGAAGATTCATCATGAAGGTGCTGCTCATAGCAATCGGTATGGTTTAAATTGGTTCTCTCAGAAACTTCATGCATCGGATGGGGCGGCGGATGACCGCTTTGGGTCTGGCGATGATGAAAGTTGTCTGGCGATGACTGGCGACGGTTCTATAGTTGTAGTGGGTGCTAAATATGACGAAACTAGAACCGGATCTGTATATATTTTCATAAAAGACGCGAATGGTTTATGGAGAGAAGTTCAAAAGCTTACCGCCTCGGACGCAACCGCGGAAGATAGATTTGGAGGGGGTGTCGATATTTCCTCGGATGGAAACTATATTGTTATTGGTGCACGTTTGGCACATTCAACAGATGGTCAGAATACCAGTAACGTGGGTAAGGTCTACATATTTAAGAGAACAACGGGTACTAATTCATGGGTTGAACAACAAATTCTATCATCATCTCAAGAGGACGCGGATGACCATTTTGGTCGACGGGTAAGTATTTCCGGTGATGGTACGTATGTCGTCACTGCGGCACAGAATGATGACGAAGATGCGAACAATGCTGGTGGTGTCTATGTATTCAAAAGAACAGGTAATACATGGAGTGCAGGAAACAGGCTTACTATTACTAGTGTTGCTGCTTATGATTATATCGCATCGTCCCTCGACATATCGACCGATGGAAACTTCATAGCTGTTGGTGCAGGGAGGGAGGAGGATGGTGCCCAGGAAGATGATGACGGTGCCGTGTTCATGTTCGCCAGGACTGGAGACAACACATGGACACAACAACAAAAAATTAGTAATCCGGATGTAAGTGGAGTTAATAATTATTTCGGTGGAGAAAACCAGGGTGTTTCTATATCTTCAGATGGTACCTACCTCATCGTTGGTGCGTATGGTCGAGCGGGTCAAAACGGTGCAGTCTTCTTTTTCAAACGCACGGGAAGTTCGACATCCGATTGGACTTGGACTATAATGTCTGGAACGGGTGAGGGAGGTGCATCGAGTGGTACTTACACCAACCCTATAGGTGAAACCGGTGAATTGTTTGGACGAGCCGTTAAAATGTCCCCCGATGGTCTCACAGCTTTAGTTCATGCTAGGATGGATGAGGAATACGGAAACTCCAACTATACTAAAGCTGATGTCGGTGTTGTGTATGTATACAATCGGTCGGGTGACAATTGGGTATATTCACACGAAGTCAAAAACCGTGATACATCGGCAAATGATAATTTTGGTTCGATACTTGCTATATCGACCGATGGTAGCTACTTTGCAGCTGGTATGTTTCGAGACGACGATTTGGGTGGTGATGCGGGTGCTGTCTATGTATTCACACGTGATACTACACAATATTTAGACACTGATTTAAAAATTCATCCCAACACATGGCACAATCTCACTTACACCTACGGAGGTGGGGGTGGTTACAAAGCGATGTATCTCGATGGACGAAAAGTAACCGAAACTCACAGGACTAAGGACACGTTTATGAAATACCCACCAATGGAGATGGCTAGTCATGAAAGGAATGGGTATAGAGTATCTCATAGTTCTCAACACGCCAGTTACCCATCATGGCACGTCTTTGATCGTGAAACAACACACCTCGGCAGCGATAATTCGTGGATAACCTCTAACTATATGTACTCAACTTCCGATGGTACAGTGGACAAGGCAAAAGGCTCGTCTACATTTGTGGATGGTGTTTTGAGATGGGGTGAATGGATACAGATGAAGTTCCCCAAAAAAATGAAAATTCAAACAGTTGAACTGGCACCTCAAACAGATACCGAAAATTTACGTTCCCCCCGTGATGGTATTTTCTGTGGAAGTAACGACGGAATAACATGGGAAAAGTTACACGAATACACAAACAAAAATTGGGTGAGTGGAATTACATGGCGTGATGACCGTTACGAGAGTTTTGTCATGGATACGAATCTCGATAAAGCGTACAGATACATTAGGTTTATAATTGAAAGGGTGGTGGGTGCTACTGGTTACGCTGCGTTAGCCGAAATCAAATTTTACGGTCACGAGGAAAATGATATAATCCGCCTTCCCGATCCAACGAACCTCATAAAGTTTCCTCACGTTCCTCTTCGTACACATGGACAAAGAGGATATGTCGTTTCGGTTCCGGTGGATGCGACTAACGGTTACAATACGATCGAAAATGTGGGTCAGGATAGACGAGCGTGGATGGTTTTCGATGGCCTCACGGATGGTACTGATAAAACACTATGGCAAATGGGTAACAACTCTAGTTATACAAATGGTAGTGGAGATGCGACGTCACATGCTCCCGTCGTACCTGGACACACGACCAGAGGTGGATGGGTTAAATTAGAATTACCAAATAAGGTTTTACTCAGTAAAATTAGAGTTTACTCTCAAAATGCCAAAACTGTCGCTTCTGGTTCCGAGGGTGTTAACAGTGCAAAAATATATGGTTCCAATAATGATTCGGATTGGGATGTCATCAAAGACACATACGCCTTAAATTATGCCGATACTTCCGTGACTATGGCAGAGGATACTATAAGTACGAGCACTGCGTACAAGTATATCATTTTTCAAATAACAAAAACAGGCGGTGGACCGGGTGCCGCAGTCCGAGAGATTGAATATTACGGTATAGAACAGGGTAACTCGGTTCCCGTTCAAATCGGTGGTGGTAACATAGATAAAATCGCAAATTTCAGGGTTTACAATAGATCCTTAAATGAAGACCAAATTTTAGAAATTTGGGATTCTCAAAAAGATGAGTTCCACAGAGTCAAGAGTTCAATGACTCTCCATAAAGGTCGCCTCGGTTTAGGTACCACTGAACCCGAGGGGCGTTTATCGATTCTCGACGAACCACACATCATAGAACGATTCCCACCCGGACCTATGAACAGGTACCAGTCTTATTTTGATGGATACGGGATGTTTTCCGCGAGTTCTAGTAGTTATAATACATCGGGTAACGGTGGAAACTATAATGCTTGGAAAGCTTTCCGAGAAACATATGTAGGTGGGGGTGGTTGGCTGTCGGGTCCTGATACTTACAATGACACATCTGGTCTTCCTACTGCCAAATCTGATAACATAAACGGTAAAAGGGGTGAATGGTTACAACTCGCATTACCTTTCAAGATACTATTACGGAAGGTCGAAATTGCCTCACGCACAGTGAGTTTGCATCCCCGTGCTCTACGTGAATGTACGATATGGGGATCGAATGATAGTACAAACTGGGAAGAACTGAAAGTATTCATGGGTCGTTATCCTGATATTATGGATGGGTCATGGGGTGGATCTACTAGTAACTTTATAGCTAACACAACCGGAAATGTCAATTACGTAGATATAAACAGTACAAAGGCATATTCATTTTATAGGGCTCAGGTAAATAGTTTGCACGTCACCGAATACGGTTCAGAAGAAGGAGCCCTGATTTCTGACTGGCGTCTTTATGGTAGTCGCGAACAGTCTCAATCTACCTGGAATGATGGTGAACTCGTCACCACGAAATCGTTAACTGTTCCTCGCATAGGACCGTCTTTAGGGTACCAAATACCAAGACGCGATAAGTTAATTTTAGAATACGATACGTCACTCCCGATTCATCAAGAACGACCCATCGATACAAGTGGTAACAGTTATGATGGTACATACAGTGGACATGTGCGGGAAAGGTCTTGGAATGCTGACAGAGCATTCAATTTCGACGGAACTACTGATATCACCACAACGACGATTAACAGGGGTGGTAGTAGCGACTGGATACACAGTATATCTTTTTGGTTTAAGTTAACACGAGATCAACGAACTGGTCAGCCTGCCGACCTTGGTCGTGTAGATCCATTTTCTATAGGTACGCATGGAACATCTACTTATTCCGCGTGTGATATACATCCAAATGATATATCTTGGTATTTCTATAGTAACGATGCGAGTTATGACATTGCTGGTTTAAGAGCCGGGGATTGGCACCATATCGTATTTTCCTATGAGGGTGGCGGAGAACGTCAAAGTAGACGCTGTTTTTTTGATGGTGTTGAATATAGAAATCGGGTGGCTACTCTTGATCAAGCCGTTCTTAATATGGAAGCTAGTCCTAACGTGTATATAGGTGGCGACGGTTCACGTGGATCTTCTTATTTTGAAGGTGAAATAGCCAAATTCAGGATCTACGGTTGTGCTCTCACGTTATCAGAAGCGATTCAGTTATACAAAGAAGGACCTAAAACGTCTCCTCATCATTTACAACTCGTCGACTCAACCATGACGATAGGTTCACACGACCATAACCACATAGCTCAATTAGATGTTGCCGGTCATATTTTGGCAGGTTCTCAGACTATACATACATTCACCGGACAACATAGATGTTTCCCTGATGAACCCATGGAAAAGGGTCTCATCGTCTCAGCTAAAAAGAATAAATTTGTCAAATTGAACGGGTTTGCGACTGGTCAAAAAGCGATCACTATAGACGAATCTCTTCCCATCGTTTCTCTTTCGAATGTGGCTCAAGATAAGGCGTGTTTCGGAGTTGTTTCTTCTATTGAAACCCCAGCACCTAAAAGAAGACAAACCATAAGCGGTGTGATATCCCAAGTTGATAAACTTTCAGGTGACAACCGTGCCATAGTGAACTCCGTCGGTGAGGGTGCCATTTGGGTAGTGGATACCAACGGGTCCCTCGAGTCTGGTGACTACATTACGACCTCTAACGTGGCGGGCTACGGTCAAAAGCAGGATGACGACGTGCTTCACAACTACACGGTCGCCAAGATCACAATGGATTGTGATTTCACAGGATCCAACGTTGCTGTTCAAACTATTAAACGCGAACAGACCGGTCTCCAAACTATCACAGAAGATACTTGGAATGAACTCGTGGATTACGATCGCTCTTCCAACACAGAAGCTGAAATTACCACGTATTACCAGATTCAGAGAGGCGAGAATGTCCTCGATGAAAATGGTCAGCTCCAATTTGAGGACAAGACCGGTGCAACCGAGGCACCCTACGAGAGGCGTTTCTTAGACGCTTCGGGTATCCAAACAGATGAGGCAAACGCCGTACACATTGCAGCCTTCGTTGGGTGCACTTACCATTGTGGTTAAATACCACACAATACAAAAAATTCTTCTTACGAACTGTGTTCCACTTTGTAAGAAAAATAAACTCTTACTATAATATAAACAAAATGTCTGGTGGTATTGCCCAACTTGTTGCCGTGGGGGCCCAGGATGCCCACCTCGTTGGTGACCCCGAGGTTAGCTTTTTTAGGTCTACCTATCGTCGCTACACCAATTTTTCTCAAACCGTCGAGCGTCAGGTTATCCAGGGTGCTTTGTCCAGCGGTGGTATGTCTACCGTCCGCTTCGAGCGTAAGGGTGATCTCCTCGGATACACCTATTTCACTTCTATCAACAACGCTTCCAACGCCTGTGAGGCCCTTGACTGGTCGACCATGATCGACAAGGTAGAGCTTCTAGTGGGTGGCCAGGTTATTGATGATCAGGATGCTTTCTTTACTGATAAGATTGCCCCCAATCTTCTCGCCACTGGTATTTCCAAGTCTCGTCTCGGTGAACTCTATGATGGATCTACCGCCTCCAAGTTTTATCCTTTAAGGTTTAGCTTTTGTGAGAACTGGCAGTCTGCCCTCCCTCTCGTTGCTTTACAGTACCATGACGTTGAGCTTCGCATTCGATGGGCGACTAACGCCGCTGTGAACAGTGCTACTCGTCGTGTTGAGTGCCACACTAACTTCATCTACCTTGACACCGATGAGCGTCAACTCATCGCCAGTGAGCCCAGGGCCATCCTTATTACCCAGGTTCAGAAGTCTCTTCCTTCTATGGGTCGCACTCAGGAGTTGAATTTCAACCATCCAGTCAAGTTCCTTGCCGCGAGCAATGTTGCCACTGACAGTGTTAACACTGCTACTAACCGTGTGAAGATTCAGATTAACGGTACTGATGTCACTGATTACAAGTTCATCGATCCTCACTACACTTCCACCGCTTCTTACTACCACGCCCCCAGCGCTAAGTCTGATCCCCAGCTTTACGCTTTCCCCTTCTGCCTTGACACTTCCAGGCTTCAGCCCACAGGTTCGCTTAACTTTAGCCGACTTGATTCTGCCCGCATTGTCAGTGAGACAAGCAACTTCAAGGACACTATTTATGCCGTCAATTTCAACATTTTAAGGGTTGAAAATGGTATGGGTGGTTTATTATACAGTAACTAAATTTACCCGTCACTATAACATAATCTTTACTACTAGTAAAATGAACTTCTGGTTGATTGTCTTTTTACTAGGAGCAGTTTTCGTGTTGACATACAATCCCAAATCCAGGACACTTGAAAAGATTGTCGAAGTCCAGCCCAGGCAGGAGCAGTGTGAAGCTGAGAGGTATCAGCGTCTCCAATTTATTGGAGGAGATGATGCGTGTACTCAGAAAGGAAAGACTAAAATGGGTGCAATAATTTCGGCTTAAAAGAAATCAACGTCTATTACACATAAGATGTTATCTTTTGATCGCGAAACCATGATTATCGCGGGTGTTATTGTTTGTATTGCTGTCGTTGCTTACATGTTTAACGATATGCGAAAGACCAAGGAGGATGTTCATGCCGTGAAGACCTTCTCTGTTAACCTGATGAAGGGTCTCACCATTGAGCCTGTGGAGGATGAAGCTAAACCCCAAACCGTTACTAAGATTCCCGTAACTGAGGAGAAAAAGGAGGAATAAACATATCCGCATATTATAACTTGCTAAATGAGCAATGAAGAAATACAAAGCGATAGCTATTCCAGTAACATTTGAAGGCGATCGCCCACGGTTTCTGACCGTGAGGGATCGTAGATTTAAGGATTGGATTTTTGTCACAGGGGGGTGCAGACGTAGAGAAATTTACAATCCTTTGAGATGTGCTCTTAGAGAGCTAGAGGAGGAGACACGGGGAGTTGTTTCCTTGAAAAGGGGTGAATACACAGAGTTCAACTTTATTCACAAGGAAAGTCCCACCGTAGAATTAGTCTATAATGTATACGTCTTTTTCGTAAACTTTAAACGTACTGATCAGGTCAACATGATTAAGAAGTTTAATGATGAGAAGGCGAAGACCAATTTAAAAAAGATTAATAAAGAGCCGATAAAGAAGACATACGATGAGAATGACTTTATGAGTTTTGATACTTTAGAAGAGTTCAATGCTCGTAAACGTTGGGATCTGATCATCCGAAATGTGATTCAGAACCCTCAGTTCTATTCGTGTGTAACTTCGTTAAATAGAAAAACCTTTAGTATAAAATAGGAATGAAGTCGAAGACTTACATTTTAAAGCAGATCAAAGATCTTCTTATTGATAACAAAGCATACAGTGATCGCAGGGCGGAACAATATATTGAGAGTGTCAAAACTAAGAC